CAAAGCATAAGACCGGCTTTGACAGAAACTTTTGGATCTGGGAAGAATATGACCCAAGTTGCAATTACCTCATGGCAGCAGACGTTGCACGAGGAGACGGCGCAGATAGTTCTACGTTCCATATTTTAAAACTTGAAACAATGGAGATTATAGGTGAATACATGGGTAAGCCAACACCTGACCTCTATGCTAACATGCTTAACCAAGTTGGTAGAGAATTTGGCAACGCCATGCTCGTCGTAGAAAATAACTCTATTGGCTATACTGTTATAGATAAATTGGTAGAGTACGGCTATCCCAATCTTTATTATTCCATCAAGTCTACACACGAATACATCGACCAACATCTTGGCGAGCATAAGTCAGGAGCTATCGCAGGCTTTTCAACTACAAGTAAGACCAGACCACTCATCGTAGCCAAGTTAGAAGAGTTTATGAGAAACAAACTAGTTAAAACGTATTCTTCGCGTTTAGCAAACGAGTTCCGTACTTTTATTTGGTACAACGGGAAACCACAAGCCATGAGGGGCTATAACGATGACTTGGTGATGGCTCTTGCGATTTGCTGTTGGGTTAGAGATACTGCCCTTCAGACAAACGCCCGAGACCTAAACTACCAAAAAGCGTTTGTAGATTCAATCATGACTTCCAGAACTACCCTAAATACACAGATAAGAGGACAAATTGGCTACACAGGTAACGATACTACTAGTAAAATGAATGAAGCAAAAAATTTATATTCACAATATATGTGGATAATTAAGTGAGAAAATAAATGGCACCACAAAATCCCAAACAAGGTAGCAATCCAGCAAATAGAGATTCACAGCTTTTCAGGTCTTTGACTCGTCTGTTCTCTGGACCTATTATCAATTACCGTTCCGAATCCGGTCGCAAGATTCGTAGGCAGCATCTTGACAAGTATTCTACAAGATTTAAATCAGCATCGGGACAGCAGTTTAAGAAGCAGTCTTACAATCCACTAGATACCATCGCTGCCAACGCTATTGCAAATCAGCGTAGGTCAGAGCGTTACATCGACTTTGACCAAATGGAATATATGCCAGAGTTGGCATCTGCTTTAGATATCTATGCAGACGAGATGACCACATTCTCTGCTCTATCTCCAATGCTAAACATCAAGTGTCGCAATGATGAGATCAAGGCTGTCCTAAATATTCTTTATCACAATATTATGAATATCGAACACAACTTGTTTGGGTGGTGTCGAACAATGTGTAAGTATGGTGATTTTGTTCTTTATCTTGATATTGATGACAATGTTGGAATCAAGTCTACAATTGCCCTACCACTACAAGAAGTAGAAAGATTAGAGGGTATGGACGCAACAAACCCCGATTACATACAATACCAGTGGAACTCTGGTGGTATGACTTTCGAGAACTGGCAGGTTGCACACTTCCGTATTCTTGGAAACGATAAATATTCTCCATATGGAACATCTGTCCTTGAGCCAGCACGACGCATCTGGCGTCAGCTTACCCTTATGGAAGATGCAATGATGGCATACCGTATTGTTCGTTCTTCTGAGCGTAAGGTTTTCAAGATTGATGTTGGCGCTGTTCCTCCACAAGAAGTAGAACAATTTATGCAAAAGATTGTGTCCCAGTTAAAGAGACACACAATTGTTGACAAGGATACTGGTCGCATTGATCTTCGATACAATCCGCTATCAATTGAAGAAGACTATTATATCCCTGTTCGTGCTGGTTCTGTTACAGACATTCAGAACCTCGGAGGCGGACAGAATACGACCGCAATTGATGATATTAAATATCTTCGCGATAAAATGTTCTCTGCTATTAAGATCCCACAGGCTTATCTTACAATGGGTGAGGGAGCACAGGAAGATAAAACCACACTAGCAACAAAAGACATTCGTTTTGCTCGTACCATCCAGCGCCTACAGCGTTCTGTTATTCACGAACTAGAGAAGGTTGGAATTATTCACCTTTATACTCTTGGATACAGAGGCGAAGACCTTCTAAACTTCAAGCTCGCTCTCAACAACCCAAGCAAGATTGCAGAGCTACAAGAATTAGAGCACTGGAAGAGCAAGTTTGATATTGCTGCTTCTGCTACTGAAGGTTACTTTTCGCGCCGATGGGTTGCCGACAATATTTTTGGAATGTCTCATGAAGAGTTCCTACGCAACCAGCGCGAAATGTTCTACGACCGCAAGCATGACACAGCCCTTGAGAGTGTTGCTGAAGCTGCTGCTACAGGTGGCGGTGAAGCCGGTGGAGGCGGCGGTCTCGACCTCGGCGGCGGTGATGAGGGTGGCGGCTTAGACCTCGGTGGCGGCGATGAGGGCGGTGGTCTCGATCTGGGCGGCGACGAAGGTGGAGGCGAAGAAACAGGAGGCGGTGAAGAATCCGCACTTCTAGCAGCACCCCCCGGCTCTCGTAATTCACCACGCCTTGCCAAGTCTCTTGGTAAGCGTGCAAGAACAGGTAATAAATATATAACCAAGGGCGCAAAAGGCAAAGTCTACCAGAAAGTAGCGACCGATAAGCGCCCAGCAGGAGCTAGAACAAGAAACTACAGCAGTGTTCCAACACCAGAGATGAATACCTACAGAACTAATAACCTAGGCGCTCCAGAGCTTAGATCTCTCGCAAGAGGTATTTATGAGGAACAAGACCCTATTTACCTAAGAGAACAAGAAGAAGAGGAAGCTCTTCTTGAAGTAAACAACTCTGTTAAGTTCTTGCTCGAATCACTGGAGACTAAAGTTACGGAGAATAATGATGAAGAATAAACACAACAAAAAGAGAAACACAGCTTTTGTGTTCGAGGCTCTCGCCCGCGAAGCAACTGTTGCTATTATCAAGGGCGACAACGAACGGAAGGCTAAGGTTGTCTCCATTGTTCGCAAATACTTCACAGGCGATTCATTGCTTAAAAGAGACCTAGAATGCTATCGCTCTCTCTATGAAAATCAGAACCTAGATGAAACCACTAGTAAAAAAATTGTAGAGGCTGTGATGGCTGCTAAACGCCTTATTGACCCCGATGGACTGTTCAAGCAGCAGACTGAAGTTATCAATGACATCAACAAAGAATTGAGCCCCGCAATCTTCAACAACTTTGTTCCAAACTATAAGTCTCTCGCAACTATCGCAAAGATGTTCAACACGAACTCACCTAAACAGACTGTTATGTTAGAGTCAAAAATCGTAGAAGGTATGACAGGCATCATTGAAGAGCAGGCAATGCAAACTATCGATGCGATCACATTTACCACATTTACCAAGAAATTTAACGAGAAATATGGTTCCTCTTTGCTCCGAGAGCAGAAAGAACTTTTAAACCACTACATCTCATCATTCTCTACTGATGATTTGGAAACAAAGATTTACCTCAATCGCGAACTAACAAGATTGAAGGAATCACTTGAAAAAGCAAAAGAAGTTGAAGAGGTTGCTGCTGATCAAGAAATGATTAAGAAAACAGAGCTTGTCAAGGAACGCCTTGCAGCTTTATCAAACGAAACTGTCTTGACAGAAGCAACTCTCTTCACAATCTTGAAGACTCAAGAACTCGTAAAGGAAATCTACGACGATGGCAGTAACAGTTAGAATTGTCCCAATCCCAGAGCCGGTCAAGGTTACAATCAAACCAAAGACCCCTCCTCCTACCGTAACCCTCGAATTAAATATTCGTAAGTCTCTTAGTGGGGATCTCATGATCTTTGACCACGGAGATATCGACATCGTTCTGTCTGGAAAGGACAAGAAAATTACTGCGTTCCCTAAACAAACAATGACTGATTTTACCTATGGCGCACAGAATCGCCTATTCAATCATCTTGCCAGAAAGGGCATCGTCATTCCTGAGTCCATTCAGGGTGGTTCTTATTATGGCGCAATGGAAGCAAACCTGCAAGAATCAGCAGATGGTAAACTAAATGCAGCCAAGTTTGCGCTTGTAAGTATTGAGAAGTTTATTAAAGAAGAGAAGCCTTACTACGAAAATGTTGAAGCAGCAGTTGGCGGATTTGAAGACGAATACACTAATCCTGATAAGACAGACTCTACCGAACTTGGCGAAGTCCCACACCACGACGAGCAAGGCTCTATCCGCAAGGGCTATATCCGAGACCCCTACACTTTCTCTTACATGTACACAATCTAGGAACCCACTATGTCAAACGAAATGAAAGTCATAATGGAGCGCTGGGATAGATTTGTACTATTCGAGAATCAAACTCTTGAAAAAATCAAGAACAGCGAAGTAGAGACAAAGAACCTCATACAGCAAATTTCCAAAGTTCAAGACACACAGCAGCTACAAAATTTCTTGAATATTGTGTCTCAAGATGAAGAGATAATGGATCTTATTTCCTCTTTCAAAAAAATGAAAGAAATTGCTGAGAAAGAGAAAGTAGATGAAGGAGTGGTAGATGACTTACTGGGATTACAGGCTAGGGCTTATGTAGAAGCAGCACGCTTCTTTGACTCAGAATTAGGCAAAAAGATAGTAACTTATGGACCTCCTGTTGCTGCTATTGCTTTGTTAGCTTACAATATTCAAGATTCAGGCGGCGTCGAGCCAGATATGATTAAAGATGCCACCGAAATGTTATTAAAAGGCAAAAAATTAAAAGCTATGGATCTTTTAGATTATGTTGGAGACGTTGATACACAAGGCATGGCTGAGGAACAAGTATAATGGAACTCTTATTATTCGTCCTAATCTCCTACGGACTAACACAAATTTTAGTCTATAGCGATATGCCCTTGCTTAAAAAACTACGTCCTCAGAAGGAATCCTACAGGGGCTACGGCAAGGTTTTTCATTGCCCTATGTGCATGGGATTTCATGTCGGATGGTTTTTAGTCCTGCTTTCTCCTTGGACCGAACTATTTACGTTTGACGCAACAATCGTCAATGCTTTTATGCTTGGTTGTCTCTCGTCAGCAACATCCTATGTTCTCAACATGGTGTTCTCCGATGAAGGAATCATGATAAAGCACAACTACACAAAAGATAACTTTTTTGGAGAAGAATGATGAACAACTTTTTACTATCTAAATGGGGCTTACAGCCCGTTCGTCGTTGCTGTAAAGGCTCTTAGCTCGGGCGGGTCGAGCCCGCCCTTACTTTTTGAGGAAACAAAATGAAACTTACCAAAGCAAAACTAAAACAGATTATTAAAGAAGAAATAGATGCGGCTGCTGAGATTAAGGCAGAAAGAGTTGTTAACTTTATCAATGACCATTCCGACACTCACGCAGAACTTGTACACCAAGATGATGGCTCTATGAAAATTAAAGTTGTAACAAAGGTATACGATACTAACACTCGCAAGACAAGTTCAGAAGTCACCTACATTCAGCCCACTATGCAAGCAGCAAGAAGAATACTGGAATACTAAAATGAAACTACTACGAGAATACTATGAATTATGTGAAGGTGGTGTTTGCCAAGACCTTCTTACCGAAGATGAGAAACGTTTTGTTTCTAACGGCGGTATGATACTTTCTGGTAAACTACAAGAAGCAGACGTTCAGAATGGCAATGGTCGCGTTTACCCTTATAAGGTTTTAACCCGAGAGGTACAGAACTACAAAAAACTTGTAAAAGAGAATAGAGCACTTGGTGAATTAGATCACCCCGATGATTCAGTTATTAATTTAAAGAACGCTTCTCACATGGTCACTGATATTTGGATGGACGATAAATCCGTTATGGGTAAAGTTAAAGTCCTTAATACCCCTTCCGGTCAGGTTCTTAAATCTCTCGTAGAGTCAGGTGTTAAGCTTGGTATTTCTTCTCGCGGCATGGGTTCTGTATCTGAAGCTGCTGGTAATGTAGTTGTCCAAGAAGACTTCCAACTAATCTGTTTTGACTTTGTATCAGAGCCGTCTACTCCTAATGCCTTTATGATGAAAGAAAGCAAAGAGTTTACAAATAAAGTATTTACAAAAGCCGACCGAATCAACAGGCTACTAAATGAGGCACTAGAAAATGAAAATGAATAAAGAAGAAGGGCAGTTAATAATCCAGAACATTGATAAGATTCTAGGAAAATCTGTTCAAAAAGAGGAATTAGAGGAGTTGGAAGAAACACAATCTCTAAATGAAGGTCTCGCGCTTGGCGTAGGTCCTTTTTTGAGAGGACACAGAGTAATAAATGAACTTTTGTTATTAGCCATGACCATTTTTCCTAATGATTCTATTTTTTATAAATTAACTGCTGGTATTCAGAAACCACTGGGCACATTCGTTGATACCATGGATGAATTCTGGTCAAATAATAAAATTTTATTTGGGCTTCTGTTTACGTCAATGTTGGCAGCAGATGTTTTTGGAACTAGTGCTGTTGTGGCTAAAGAAAAGTTTTTACAGATTTTGCGCAAAAACATAGCAAAAGCATATGGCTTAAATACATTTGACCCGCCAGAAATGCCAAAAATTGATACTTCTAGTCCTCCGCGACCACCCAAGAAGCAACCGAGTGCTTTACAAGAAGAGTTTAAGAGAATGCAAGATCTTGCAGGTCTAAACAAGAAGGATTTGTAATGAGCCGGTGGTCCAGTTTTAAATCGCAGCAGGTTCTAACAGAGAACTGGCGTAAGTTTCTTCAAGAAGAAGATGACGAGCCTGAAGACGACGCCGAAGAATCCGAAGAAGAGTCCCAAGTTGTTTACGGACTAAACTCCACAGATAATCCTGACTCTCTCAAAAGATTGCTTTCTGGAGTTATCGAGGACGATGTAGCAGCACAAATAATAAATTTGATTGCAAGTGCAGCCGACGATGAAGGTGTTATGCTAGAAGCGGTTTCACTACAAGGCTCCAAATCTGAACAAGATAGAGTGTTTTCTGGTGAGACTACAAAAGAAATATTACAAGGACTTGCAGGACTTGGCTTAAACGCAGCTACATTAAAAAAAGTTATCAAGGTCCTCAACCAATGGGGCAAACTAAACACTGTTAAGTTTGAAAAACCAACAAGTACAAGTGCCCCGACTGCAACGCCCGCTCTCGCACCCACTGAAGAACCCGAGCCTGAAGCTCCAACGGAGCCCCTTGAATCAGAACCTGATGATTCTGAAGAAGAAGATACAGAAGAGATTCCAACATGGGCTGATAGAACGGAGTTACCTTCAGGCGAAGAATCTGAAAAGCTTGTAGATAGGAGACTTAAGACTCCAGAAGATCGAGAGAAATATGTTGCAACGGATGAAAGAAGAAATGTGGATTATAAAACAAAAGATGTTGAATTCTCCATCGTCAGAGCCGCGAGAAGTATCGATTTCATTGATGAAAAGTTTAAAGACATCGAACGAGTTGGCAATTTCGTAGAAAACTCAAAAATGCTCTGGGATCAATCTGCGAATTTATATAACAATGGGGAATATATAGCTTCTATCAAAAAACTTTATGATTTAGCAGAGTATCTCATAGATGAAAGTCAAGAAGGCGGCACAATTCCTTTGATATATGATTACGCTGAAACATTTAACGAAGAAGATAAACAAGATTTAGAATTTTATCTAGACCTTATGGAAAGACCATGGGCAGGATTACCGGAGAGAGAATGAACAAAGCACAATTAAAGAAGCTAATCAAGCCAGTTGTAAAAGAGTGTATTCAAGAAGTCCTGATTGAAGAAGGACTTCTTACAGAGGTTGTATCTCAAGTGACTGCTGGCTTATCCAAACAACCAATTGTCGAAAACATACCAAAGAAAAGAAACGATAAGCTATTTAATGAAGACTTGCAGATGCAACGCAAGTCCCAAGAGGCAAAAAAGAAGATACAAGAGCATCGTAGAAAGTTGCTAGACGCTATTGGTGGAGATGCGTACAACGGAGTTGATTTGTTTGAAGGTACAGAGCCTATGAAACAAGCAGGAACACCCGGAGTATCACATAGACCAGACCCTCTTGGTGACGATCCCTCAGATGCAGGTGTAGATATCTCTTCCCTCATGGGACAAGCAAGCAAAGTTTGGCAAGCAATTAAATAGGAATTACAATGAGTAGAAGAAAGGGCGCGAATGTTGTTGTAAATGCAAGAGAGTGCAGAGGCAATCACGAAAAGATGATCAGAAAGTTCATCAAGAAATGTAAGAAAGAAAATATTCTTGAACAGGTTAGGGATAGAAGATATTTCAAGAAGCCCTCTGATGTTAAGAGGCACGCAAAGCAAGCCGCTATTCGCAGACACAAGCGTGAGGTTGCTAAGCAAAAGTCAAAAGAAGCAGCCCGCGAAAGAAATAGTTAAGACTATTTATTACGACTATTTAAAAACGGAGTTTTCTTATGTCTAACTTTATTAAATCCTATCAGGCAAATGTGGGATTAAATCATGTTCCTGCTTATCAGGTTTCTGGACAGCCTTATGCCAAGGCTGGAATTGATGCATCTTCTGAAACATCTGTTACATTTCCCTATGTTACTAGATGGTTTCAGGTAATTAATAAAAACAGTACACCATTAAAGGTTGGGTTTTCTTCTAATGGTCTGGGTGGCACAAATTACTTTACTGTAAGCGCTTCTGGCTCATCTGGTTATGGTGTATCTGATGTTTTAGAATTGAAGGTTTCGGAGATTCATTTACTAGGCGGCAACGGTGTTGATGTTGTTGCTGGTCTCACTTCCATTCCTACTGGACGCACCACAACTGATAGCGGTACAAGCTGGTCAGGCTCTGCTGGGGTGGGTTGATAGATGGCTCAGTTTGGATGGGCATACGTCAACTGTGGAGATGTAACTGGTAGTAGCGGCGGAGGACAAGCCGCTGGACCTACCGGTTCTTTGCAGTTTCTTACTGGAGCGAATGCAACCAGCGGTTCCGCTAATTTAGTATTCTATACTTCTTCTTACGGAAGCTACTCTGCCAACACAATGTTGTTGAGCGGTACGCTTGTTGTGCAAGGCACAATTACTGCTAGCTCTTTTATTGTTGACCAGACAAATGTTATTTCTGGTTCTACAATTTTTGGCAACAGCAATGATGACACCCACCAAATAACTGGTAGTCTCTATGTTGGTGCTTCCGCAAGTGCCCCAACATTTCAGGTTACTCCATCCACTAGTCAAGCGATTACTCTGGGATTAAGAGTAAATTATAGAAGTGTTACTTCTGCTGGAACTTCCTCTACAAGCGATTACATACTCGGGCTCGGTGGCGCGGGCGCTTTGGAATATAGAATCCACTCAGCGTCTGATGCTGGCGCTGGTGCATTGTTATTAGTAAAAGACGAACTTTCTTCTAGAGGAGGTGCAATAACCCTTTCGGCTTCAGGAGGAGAAACTATTGATGGTAACTCGTCATATGAAATAACAGGTTCTTCTCCAGCAATCAGTCTGTACTCAAATGGTTCAAACTGGTTTGTATTCTAGTAATGGAGAGAGCTTTACGTGGCAAAAAATCATTTAACAGGAAATGTCAGGGCTCCTTCTTACTTTGGTCCTTTAGGTGGAGAGCCAGCAGATAACATTATCTCTGGCTCCTTGCACGGAGACGGAACAAACATTTCTAATGTTGCCAGAGTTGTTGCCAATGGAACAACAGATTATCTAGTAACAATTGGCTCAACCGCACAGAGCCTTGTTGGTGAGCCTAATTTAAGATTCAATGGTTCTCGTCTATATGTCAATGCCCCTGTTACTGCTTCATCTTTACACATAACTGGACTCTCAGCAGGAACAGCGACAAGTGCTTCTTATCTAGCATTAGATTCAAACAATGATATTGTTCTCACTTCATCAGCGGGTGGCTCTGGTGGGTCAATCACAGTAAAGGACGATGGCTCAGATTTAACTACAAGTTTGTCATCTCTAAACTTTGTTGGAGCAGGCGTAACAGCAACAAACTCTGGTGATGATGTAACAGTAACTATCACCGGCAATACCATATCAAGAAACGCAATTACATCCACAACAACCTCTTCGGTCAGTAACACTATTCTTGGCATCTCGGCATCTGCTGACTTAGAAGTACGCTTACCAGCAGCTTCTGGGTTTACTGATGGACAAAGTTTTATTATCAAAGATGAAGGTGGTAATGCGGATCTTCACACAATCACTATTTTGCCTACAGGCGCAGATACAATTGATGGGAGAAATTCATTAGTTTTAGAGTCACCTCATTCAGCTTTAACACTTTATACTGATGGTAGTTCAAAATTCTTTATTGTCTAGTATTATAGGTACTATTTAAAGTTGTAAAGGTATTTGTATATCCATACCTCTACCCTTTCCATTTATCTTTAGGAGGATTTTTATAAATGGCTTACAAATTTCAAATAGGTCCCGCTATTTTAAGCGGTACCATGGAAGTCGAAGAGACTTTAAATGCCGCTGGAGGCTTTGAACTTGCTGGTGCTGCTGTTACTGCTACCGCTGCTGAACTCAACTTGCTTGATAACATTACTCGTGGATCTATTCTTGTTGGTGGCGCTGCTGGCTCTGCTGAGCTAGATGCTAAGACCTCTGGTCAAATTCTTGTCGGTGATGGTACTGACGTTGTTTCTGTTGCTGTTTCTGGTGATGCTACTTTGGCTCCAGACGGCGCTCTTACTATTGCAAACAACGCTATTGAGTCTGCAATGATTGCAACCTCAGTTGCTGGCAACGGTCTTGTTGGTGGTGGCGGTGCTGCTCTTGAAGTTGCAGTTTCTGGTGCAATCGTTATCGCTTCCGATAAGGTTGGTCTTTCTGGTTCTATTGCTAGTGATGGTCTTAAGTTCCTTGGTGGTGTTGATTCAATCTCTTCCCTTGAGATCGATCTTAATAATCTTACCGCTGGTGCTGTTAATGTTGCAAATGATAGTATCGCTATTGTTGATGCAGATGATAATCTTACCAAGAAAGAAACCATTGCTGATCTTGTGACCGCTATTGCTGGTTCTGGTCTTTCTGCTGCTAGCGGTGTTCTTAGCGTACAGGGTGATGCTGTCCATCTTCTTTCCGATCAAAACATGAACTTGTCTGGTGGTATTAACGTCTACAGCGGTGCTCCACCCGTTGCTAGCCGTGCTTACTCCCTACCAACCGGCTCAAGTTTGACTGGTGGTGATATTATCCGTGTTAAGGCTGGGGATTTGGCTACAAACAGCGTTAGTGCGTCAATTCAGTGTCAAGGTAGTGACAACATTGAGGGTACACTAACCCAAATTGATCTAGAGTCTCCCGGCGCAGCAGTTACTATTATCTACACAGGTACCGGTAAATTCGCAGTCTTCTAGGATCTATACAGATTTTACATCTGTTTCTTTTGGGTGCCCTCCTTTGTGGGGGCATCCTTTTTTGTATTGACTATTTATTGAGAACACAAAACAAAAGGAATTTTGTATGGCTTATAACGTTATTAAGGGAAATGTTGAGTTCAG